CATATGACAATTTCTGCCAGAGGGCAGTATCTAGAAGACAATCCCCATATACAGCAAATCATTAAACCTGTAGCAGTTGTAGGCGATCATGTTATGGGAGCTGGGCCTAAGGTAGATGGTGGTTTTACTGAAAATATGCAACGTATTGCAGCTGCACATCCAGATTCACCTATGGCTTCTAGATGGGGTGGCAATACAATGACACATAAAGAAATTAAGACTCGTAGAACAATTGAGAAACATGCTAATAAGGTTAAAAGAGATGGATGGTCTGCAAATAAAGGTAAGACACTCGCAGATAAATAGTAATGGTGCGGGCGAGAAATCAAACTTCAGCACTGATGCACAGTATCGAAGTAAGCTGGGAAGTCCCTCCGCCTATGCACCAGAGGAAGATGTTTCTAGAGCATCTTCCTCACTATATAATAAAATATGTAAATTGTATGAATCAGCACAACAATTGATTGATACAGAGGAAATAGAATGGCAAAGTCCAAGAAAAACAAAGAGATTAATCATAATAACCTAGTTTCAATAAAATCGATTACCGACAATCAAAAAATAGTTTTTGATACTTGGAAAAAGGGACAGAACCAATTTCTGTTTGGTGCCGCTGGAACAGGTAAAACTTTTATATCATTATATCTTGCATTAAAAGATATTTTTGATTTAAAAAAACCACACGATAGAATAATATTGGTGCGATCTCTTATACCTACCAGAGAGATTGGTTTTTTGCCAGGAGATGAGGAAGATAAGGCTGCATTGTATCAGGTTCCGTATCAGAACATGGTACAATTTATGTTTGAGATGGCTAATGAGCAACAGTTTAATTCACTGTATGATAAATTAAAAGGTCAAGGGAGTCTATTCTTTCTATCAACTTCATTTTTAAGGGGGTTGACATTTGACAATTCAATTGTTATAGTAGATGAATGTCAAAACCTTAGTTTTCATGAACTTGACACAATTATTACAAGAATAGGCCAGGATTCCAAGATTATATTTTGTGGAGATTTTGATCAGACAGATTTGGTAAAAACAAGTGAACGAAATGGATTACACGATTTTCTGAGAATTTTGAATGAAATGGAAGAGTTTAATTGCCTAGAATTTAATATTGGTGATATAGTGCGGTCTGGCTTTGTCAGGAGTTATCTGATTAACAAAATCAAACTTGGTATAGGTGTGGAATAATGAATAAGATTAATGAATACAAGAAGAAGATCCAGTGGGATGTCTGGGCCCTCCTTGAACTACTCAAGGGTAATTTCATAAAAAGGCCCACTAAAAAAGAAGAAAAGAAGGATAATGATGGATAAGTATCAACTAAGAGAAGAATTAGCAAATGATGAAGGTTGTAAGTACGAAGTATATTTGGATCATCTTGGGTATCCTACCTTTGGTATTGGTCATCTTATCACTGATGATGATCCTGAGTGTGGAACCGCCGTTGGTACAGAAGTCAGTAGTGATCGAGTTCAAGAAGCATTCGATTCCGATGTCGAATCAGTTCTGTCCGACTGCGAGCGATTATATGTCCAGTTTGAACATTTGCCCGAAGAAGTCCAATTGATCATTGCCAATATGATGTTCAATATGGGGTATACTCGATTGAGTAAATTCAATGGAATGAAACGTGGTGTGGATGCCAGAGATTGGGAAGCTGCAGCTGATGAAATGGTCGATTCTAAATGGTACAGACAAGTATCTAGAAGAGCAGACCGATTAGTAGTGAGAATGAGAAGTGTAGGAGATTCGGTTATTACTGCACCTATGATGGATATGGAATAATGTGTCCAGTATGTTATTTCCCCCTATTAGTTGCTATTCTTAGTGCATTAGGATTAACCTCTGTTCATATATGGATTGATGAGAATCCATTTCTTTCGGGTGTAGGAGTTGGTGTTGGAACAATAGCTCTGACTTGGGGGATTTATAAGTTATACAAATATTTTAGTAATAGGAAAAAGAAATGTTCATCATGATGGCATGGTACAAGATGTTTTTAGAACATCCACAATCAACGGATAATCCTCAAGGATATTGGTGCCATGCATTCTTTAGTGTGGTCAACTCACTTAAAGGGATATGGTATATGATACTGGGAGTTATTCATGGAATATTACCTATAGTGTTTACCTTTTCTACTTCTTCTTTTATTATACGATCTTTTGTCAAATTGGTAATGGCAGAAAGACATAGAGAAGAACTGAAAGAGCATATAGACTCTGATACTCTTGCAGAGATTAACAAACAGGTTACTCATAAACACATAACAACTACATCTACAGAATGGACAACAGGAATAGATTTTCAATAATGTTTACCAAGGAATGTAAAATACATTTAAAGAAAGACAAAATGGGCCCAGCTTATCATTTTCTGGTATGTTGGTGTTTGAACTGGACTCTTTTAAAAATGATTGTAGGATTGGGAATTCATTCCATTCTACCCAGATTTTTTCAGACATATTATGGAGATGAGCTGGATAAACTGAGCAAACAAATAAAAGAGTTTTTTAAAAATAGTAATTTGGCCAATCCAACTATTGATATGGAGTAAATTATGACAACATTTAATCATGTTCCAGTGGCTCTACCACCACTGGAAACCAAGACAGTAAACAAAAAACGATATTATATTACTCCAGAAGGAGAAGAGTATCCATCAATAACTACAGTTCTTTCTAGTAGAGACAAGAAAGGATTGACAGAATGGAGAAAACGTGTAGGTGATGAAGTTGCCAATTATGTTTCTGGAAAGGCAGCATCCAGAGGAACTAAAGTTCACCATATGTGTGAAGACTACCTCAATAATATGGCTACCCGTTTTCCCACAAAATGGAAGGAACATAAAAAAGATTTTCTGCCTTATTGTATATTTACTCAGTTAAAAGAAAAGGTATTGCAAAATATAGATGATATCTATGCACTAGAGGTAGGACTCTATAGTGATAAATATAAGGTGGCAGGTCGAGTTGATTGTGTATCAGAGTACAATGGTGTACCTTCTGTTATAGATTTTAAAACATCAACTAAAGAACGTAAGGACGATTGGAACGAAAACTATTACATTCAAGGCTCTGCATATGCAGAGATGTTTCAAGAAAGAACAGGGATTGTAATTGATCAAGTAGTGATCCTTGTTGTTACAGAAGATGGAACAGTCCAAGAATTTGTAAAATGTAAACATGACTATCTAGATGCGTTAACAGAAACCGTTACGGAATGGAGAAACCAAAATGAAACACTTAGCAGTAATATTGGCGGTATTTCTGTTGATGGGATGTCAGACAACTAATACAGTACCACCCAAAGACACATCGCCTAAAGTAGAACCTAAAGTAGAAAAAACAGAACATCAGGGAAAAAAACCTAATGTACCTACAGTTATTAGTACAATGAAACCTCTTATGTGTGGTGATCCTAAAACAACATTGGAAGCTGTTACAAATATTGCAAAAGAAAGACCTCTTGCAATGTGGAAAGACGTACAAACTGGTTATAATGTGATTATGTTATATAACAAAGAAACTCGGCAGTCTACAGTTTTAGAATATATTCCCGGCCCATATGTATGTTTTCTTTCAATGGGGAAAGACCTTCATGTAGAGGGAATAGATTTTCCTCCTAAAAAACCTAAAAAAACTGGAATTTCTGTTCAAAGGGGATTGACAAAATCTCTCAAACATGGTATAAATAGAGTACAATTCGATGATGCGGATTGAAAAACGTACAGGACGAGGGTGCAATTCCCTCCGCCTCCACCAAAAGGAGATTATAGTGGAAAAAGAACTACAGGGGCACGATGATGAAGAGCCCCCTAGCCCAAGAGGTAAGTAAGTGGATGATAAGAGCATATATGGCTTGGTCTATTTGTGCAGATGTGTTCCTCCTCAGTGGTGTAGTTTACCTAATCTTTTTTTGAGGGGGGCGAATTAGGATCGACTGGCGTGTAATAGAAATGTGGAGAATTGTCGGATGACTCCGTTATTGGTCAAATTCGTAAACGCAAACGATAATATTGCGGTAGACAATGTAGTTTATGCGAGCTTCGGTTCACAGAAAACTACTGTCTCATATGAGAATTTTGCACTAGCTGCATAATCGCTCGGGGTTCGGGAGACACCTGGCAACAGAAGTCTCCCCTCGGTTTTTGGGGAACAGATATTTAAATCTGACCCTAAAAGGGAGAGTGGCACCTATAGGAACTCGAGCTCGAGTCGCCTCAGGTTATAAGTTCACGTTGGGAAGTAGGTCGGCCGAAGAACATGCCTCTTCCCTAGTATCCCTTTATCACTGGGTGATGCCATAATACATCCGTGTGGAGTCCACGGTTAACTCCACAATATATAAAGGATTATTATGGGATTAAATACACCGAAAACTTTTACGATTGAAATAGAAGATATTGTAAAGAATAAAAGAATAACTCACATGGAAGCAGTTTTATGGTATTGTGATAAAGAAGGTATTGAACCAGATGCTGTTGGTTATCTTATTTCAAAAGGGTTAAAACAAAAGATCGAAACAAACGCTAGAGATTTAAATTTTCTTCCAAAACAAGCACAATTACCAGTTTAATGGAACCTTTGATAACATATTTCCCATTTGGCCCGCCGATTGGTCATGCTAAATTACCAGATGAATTAGTGAATGACCTTAATAAAGGTTGTGATGATATTGTTAAAGATAAAAAACTATTAAAATCAGCTGATCATTCACACGCCCTTGTTGG